TCCAGCGCCTGCTGCATTGCTTCGCGGTCAGTCATCTTGCCTGCCCTCACGAAGCTCCCGTGCATTGGCCTGCAGCAAACTGCGGTAGATCGGGTTTTCACACGCCATGGCGTTTTGTTCAAGCATCACGGCACACGCATCACGGGCCTGATTCCAAACGAATTGGGCATTGTTGACACCAATCAAGGACCGCTCCTTGTAGGACAGCGTCTCCCACCATTGTTCGAAGGTCATGCGATCCTCCAGCAGGCATAGCGAAGCTTCCCAGGCAGGCGCTTGACAGAGAACTTCGTCCCCGTCTTCTTGCCATACCGCCAAGCAGCCATCGTCACTGCACTGCGGGTTATGTCATCAGGAAGCACGAAGCTGTCACCTACGTTCATCTGCTCGAACGGGAACTTGCCCGGCACCGGGCGGTCGCTCTCTACTTTGATCATTTGTCAGCCCTATCCATCTGCTGCATCATGAAGTACAGGCGGGCATACATGTCCGCGCCAGTGTTGCGCATGTACTCCTTCATCTCCAACGCAGAAGGCAACGCGGCCTCCGGCACACAAACCTCCACCAAACAGCCACGCTGCTCCATGGTGATCCTCAAGACAGGCGCGCTGTCGTCAATTGGACTTGGTGTATACGGTTTCATTTCAATCTCCTTCAAAAGTATCGCGGGCATGTTCCTCGATTGCCTCAATCATGTCAAGCCGCATCACAGGCGATAGATCAAGGCCCTCGGGCGTATAAGCATGGGCCAAGGTGTACGTGGCAGGATAGTCAGGCTCCAACTGCAAACCAGTGCCATATTCCCGCGCACCACGGCTCTCGGGCTCATGGTCAAAGTAGCAGGTCAGGGTTATCCCCAGCAGATCGTCTTCGTACTCCAAGCACGCAAATTCAGGATGTTTGGGAACAGTCATGACAAAACCTTCCAGAGCCACTGACCAAGGGTCGGCGGCGGTTGTGTGTTAAGCAGGGCCGTCTGGATGTCATAGGCATCCTTGCTGGGCTCCCACCGCTGCCGGGGTACATAGGCCACGCCAATGACCACCTTGCCCGTGTTGTACGGGGCAGGACGGGGGCTCGATACCCGCCGCTTGAATTCAGTGATGTCCATGCTTGACCTCCGCACCAATGTCCAAGGCCAACGGGTCAAGGTCCTCATAGGCCGAAGCAAGGCCCTCGGACAACACCGAAAAAGGCATACCAGCACCCTTGGCCAAGACCGCAACAGCAATGATTGTCGCGAACAAGGCCTCAGGAGGAGTATCAAAGTGTTCAGATAGGAGCTCCATGACAAACTTGGCATCTTGCAAGATTGGCTCAGGAACAGGGTGGGATTTGGGCTCGGTGTTATCCATAGTTGCTATCCTTTCTGTGGATATCTGTTGATTAGGGCACGTAGTCTAGCCTACATCGGCGTACATAGGTTAGGTAGCGTGAAGAAAAGTATTGGTGCTTTCCCTAGGTTGGGGGTGGGCTTATATCGGATCACGGATCAAGGACCGAGGTCTTATGCTTTTTTTGAGGGGCCTATAGAGTTTTTTGGGACGAGTGTGTTTTTGAAATTTTTTTTGTGAGATTGGGCGTAATAGACGTAATGCCGTAAGAAGTCAATGTTTATGCGGCTTCCAGGGCATTACGGGACATTACTGCTCAAAAAATAAGCGGAATTTTCAGGGGGGCTCCGTGTGATCCTTCCATAAAAAAGAAAATCGACTATGCCCTGAAAAAGTCTATATAGAACCTTGGTTTCGGGCGAGCTATCCGCTGGCCTTGACAGATAGGCAGACTCTATTTACACTTTGCACCAGTTTTTGAGGAGATAGTCGTGTTACAGATTGAGCAGGGAATCGTTATGCCCTCAACCCGAACGAAGTACCCGTTCTTGGACATGGAGCCGGGCGACAGCATCTTGCTCTCCTCCAAAGCACAGGCAGACTCTGCCCGGGTGGCCTCGATTCGGTTCGTGAAGGTGCATCGCCCTGACTGGTCGTTCGTGCTGCGCAAGGTCGAGAATGGCTGGCGCTTGTGGAGGAAGGACTGATGACCAAGAAGGATGTCTGGAACGTGCCCCCGGTGACCCCGGATAAGGCCCGGACACGCATGTCGAGGGAGGTGGCCCCGCTGCGCAAGCAAAAGACCCTCAAGGCCAAGGAATGGAAGTTCGTGACCGAGCTTGTGGCTGGGGATGGCCGGGTGACCCTGAAGGAAGCCGCTATCCGGGCCGGGTACAAGGAAACGTCCGCCTCGGTGATGGCCTGGAAACTGACGAACCCTGAGATCAACCCTCATGTGGTCGCCGCGATTCAAGAGTACCGGGCGCAACTCAACTCGAAGTACAACACCACTTACGAGCGGCACATGCGGGATCTGCAGTTGATCCGCGATAGAGCCCTTGAGGCGGGGGCCTACGCTGCCGCCGTGCAGGCAGAGTACCGAAGAGGGCAGGCCTTGGGCACAATCTACGTCGACCGTAAAGAAATCAGGCATGGGACAATCGACTCTATGTCGAAGGAGGAAGTGCAGCGCAAGCTTGACGAACTGCGCAAGCTTTACGGGGGCCCACCGCCTACCGCCTTGATCGACGCCAGTACAGGGGCAGTGATTGAAAGTGTCGAACGCGATAGGGACCCGGCTTTTGTCTCTCCGGTGGCAGAGCCTCCCTCGGATATCTTCGAACGCGATAACGATTTGGGACCCGACGATGGCAACACCTGAAGCTACCTTTGCCTCCCGTGTTCGCGATGGCCTGCAGCCCTTGGGCGCCGATATCGAGCGAATCGAAAACCGGGTCAATTTGGGGATTGCTGATTGCTTGGTGGGCGTAGGCCCGCGTTTTGTTGCCCTTGAATTGAAGGTGGTCGAGCGGGGCCTAAAGGTTTCGCTTCGCCCCCATCAAGTCGCTTTCCTGACCCGGCACGCCTTGAAGGGCCGCCCTTGCTTTGTGCTTGTTCATTACAAGGGCACGCTATTGCGCCCGGCCCGGGTCTATTTGTACCATGGGCGCGATGCTGTCGCTTTGGCCACCGAAGGGCTTAGGCTGCCGCCCTTGCGGGACTGGCCAAGCCGGGGCATGCCATGGGCCGAACTGATGGCGGAACTATCGGAAGGCCAAGGGCAATAGAAAAATACAATTGGACCCAGTGGGGCGCCGGGCCATAATAGGCGCTCCGATTCACCGGAAACCACCAAGAAAGGATAGAGAAAATGCTTAAGACTGTCGCTGTATCTTCGAACCGGAAAACCGGCCCGATTGCTGTTACGTATCGCAGCGGGGAACATGAGACCTATGGCACATGCCCGAAAACGTGCAAGCTACACCCCAAGAGTGAAACCGGCGCCGAAACGGTAGACCCGGACTATTTGCAGGCCATGCTTGAATCGGTGCCGCCCCGTGGCATCGCCTGGACTTATTCGCATTTCCACCACCGGGTTATCCCCTTGGCCAAACCGGGCCAAACCGTGATTAATGTTTCGTGCGATACCGTGGCCGATGCTGTTGCTTCGGCTAAGTCGGGCCGCCCTACCGTGCATGCTGCCGCAAGGGACACCGCCGAGCAGTGGCCCATGGTTTCCGATGGGGTCAAGTTCTACCGGTGCCCCGCTGAGTTGTCCGATTCGTTTACATGTGCCCAGTGTGGCAGTGGGTCTCCGCTATGTGCCCGGCCAGACCGTAAGGAAGTGATTGTTTTTGTCGCTCATGGCTCGGGTGCTAAAAAGGTGGGCACCGATGCTGGGGGCGGATGCTATGCGGCATCGGGACCAACTGCGATACAGTGGCACAAAACCCGCACCGATGGCGCCGCTGATGATGGCCAAGCTTTGCGCCGCTTTGCTCGGTCCCTCCCTCCCGGTTCCATGCTGCGCCATCATGTAGCGGGCGATATCGGAAAGGCGCAGTAATGTTTTTTGTAGTCTTGCTGCTGTTTATAGTGGCATGGTATCTAATTGATAAATTCGGCAATTGGAAGTGATAACGCGATAGAAAAAATCAATTAGACCGGCCCGAATTTAGGCCTAGAATTCACCCAGTCCCGCAGCAATCCCGCAGCGGGCAATTAAGAGAGGATAGAGAAAATGGCTCACATGATCGACACCACCACCGGCACCGCAGCGATAGCTTACGTGGGGCAAAAACCATGGCATGGTCTCGGGCAGGAACTGACCCCCGGCGCTTCAATTGAGGAATGGACCCGGCAGGCGGGTTTGGCCTATACCGTGCTCGAAAGCCCGGTTTTGTATAAGACCGAAGCCGCTACAGCGCCGGAAGTGTTCAAGGGCCGCAAAGTATTGCACCGCAGCGATACCGGCGGCGCCTTGTCTGTTGTCTCTGACGGTTACCATACGGTACAGCCTGCCGAAATTATGGGCTTTTTCGGTAAGCTCTCGGAAATCGGCGGGTTTGAAATCGAGACCGCCGGAGCGCTGAGCCATGGGCGCCGCATTTGGGCGCTGGCCCGGGTCAGCCAAGGCGCCGATGTAATCGATGGGGACCGCGTGCGGCCCTATGTTTTGCTGGCCACTAGTTACGATGGCAGCACGGCCACCACCGGAAAATTTACCGCTGTTCGGACAGTGTGCAATAACACAATTGTGCGTGCCCTTGGCGATGGGAACAGCGATGTCCGAGTGCTGCACAGCGAGCGCTTCGATGCTGATAAGGTCCGCATGGAACTGGGCATTGTGGCGGATAGCTGGGAGCGTTTTCTACTTGAAAGCCGGGCACTGGCCGGGCAGGCCATGAGCGCCGAAGCCGCCGACCAATTCGTACAGGCACTGCTTGAGCCATACCATACGGGCCGAATCGAGATCAGCGAGAGCAAAGCCTACCGCCGAATCATGGGCCTGTTTAAGGGCGCCGCCATCGGTTCGGAAATTTCCGGGGTTATGGGCACGCGCTGGGGCATGCTTAACGCAGTCACGGAATTAATAGACCATGAGCGGGGCCGCAGCAATAGCACGCGCATCGAATCGGCATGGTTCGGCACGGGCTCGGCTATCAAAAACCGGGCGATGGAACTGCTCAGCGCTTAACTATGGCCATAAGGGGCGGCCTTGATTGTTCGCCCATTGGCAAACCATGCAAAAAATGCATAATCTGGCCCGGTTAGCTTTGCAGGGGGAAACCCGGCCCTCGGTCCCTGCCGCTCGGCGCCTAAAACGTGGCCCGGGGCGCTCGGCCCGGGGCCGGTGCCCCGGGGAAACCCGGCCGAAGGCCGGGTTTCCCCTAATAGCGGGGCTCGATTTTGGGCTATAATTCCAATCACCGGGGCACAAGGGCCCCGGCTAACTTAGAAAGGATAGAGCGATGCAACACGTAGAGCGCGATGGCTGGACCCTGGTCCGGTCCGACACGAAGGCCCCGGTTTGCCGGGGCGATGCTGTCACCAGTTCCCGGGGCGAGTCTGCCACTGTATCAGGCGGCGCCCCGCCCCATAAACCGGCCAGCACTGGCCGCGTGTATGTGGTGGAAGGCACGGACCTTGCCAATGGTTCGCACTATTCCCGGGAATACTTTCCCAGCGTGTTCGGTCTGGAATGGATTAGGGGGGCCTGATCATGCATATCTCGCAATTAGCTTTGGCGGTCATCCATGACCCCAGCACCGAAGAAGCCCGGGCCCGGGCTTTCCGCCTGTCCCTGATGACCAGTGGGCCCGCCGCCGTGCTAACCATCATGCCCGCCGTTTACGCGGAACTGGACAAGCCCATTTATGATGGCGTTACGTTCACCAATGACAAGGGGGAGCACGCCTCATGCTGGGAGGCCGGGGAGATAATCCTGCAGGCCGAAATCGATCGAGCCATGCTTTTCGATTGATAAATACAATTGGATAACCGGGGCACTGCCCCGGTTATAATGGGGGCACTGCAGCAGCCGCTGCAGTCAACCTAGAAAGGATAGAGTCATGAGCATCGAGAATGCATCTCCCGCTGGCGCCGAGTCACTGGCCGCACTGTTTGACCAACTAGTCGAGGCCGTGGCCCAGCGGGTCACGGCCCAGCTTACTGGGCCTGTGTTTGAGGCCCAGGTCAAAGCCGCCTTGGTCAACATCGACGACAGGTTCTTGGCCAGCCGCATCGAGGCGGGCATTGATACCTGGGCCGATCTTCACATGAATGACCGCATCGAGTCCTGGGCCGATTACAGCCTGAATGATCACCTGGACCGTTGGGCCAGCAACAACCTGGACCTCTCCGATGACATCGAGCGTGCGGTGGACAACCTGGACCTCAGTGATAAGGTTCGGGAAGAAATCCAAAACCTAAACTTCCATGTCACGGTAGAGTAAAAAACTGTAGCACCGCGAAAAACGGTGCTATAATGTTCACACTGCAGCAGCCGCTGCAGTACAACCCTAGAAAGGATAGAGAGATGACAAAGCTTATCAACCTTAACGGCCAGCGTTACGTTCTGCCCAGCATGAGCAATAAAGAGATATCAGCCCTGGCCGGGGTGCTGGTTACACTGGTGCCCGTTACTAACGAGTACGACTACGATAAGTCCGAGTACATGTACGCGCCAGCAGCAGCCAGCGCTCAGGTCCAGATCGAAGAGATGGAACTGACGGACCGCGAGACGGCCAAGACTATCAGCCGCACCAGCT